GCGGTGATTTGACATAATTCTGTTAAAATACTAGGCAGATACTGTTTGTCAGATTTGACGCACTATACGAAGAATCTTATCACTAATAAATATGTTAGGGATTATGATTAATCTTATCATGCTCGTGGCCGTCATGGGAATTGACGACCACGAGTATACCATCAGCCAATGTGCAGACTATCCTGAAGATTGGCGAATTGCAGCTTGCGCATCTAGCCTGAAGGCTAGGTCGCTCATTACAAAGACAACTTTTAACAGTTACCTCGAACTGGCAAAGTCAAAGGGGGGAGTGCTCAATGAGTACTACTCCGTCGGCTTAACAATTGGAGTGTCCAACCGACTTGTTGTAGGCAAAATAAACGATCCGGTCTTTGAAAGAAGCTATGGAGTTGGATATAATCCAGCTTCATTGTACGGAAAACCCATGTGGGTGGACATGGGTCATGAACATGAGAAGATGACAATATTATATCTGGTGAATGATATACCAGGTATACCAGAATGGGATGGATCAAGAATGAACAGGCTACAGCACAAGGGTACAGGAGAGATTACAGCCTTGTATAAGGCGCCTAACCAAGGACCTGTCACTCTGAAGGAGAAAGAGAACTGTTCAAAGTTAACCAAGTGGATGCATGAAAACATTCAAACGGGACTTAAAGGTATAACTATAGCTGTCGGGCCAGACATGTGGTGCCCAGTGCTACGTGATGGATTGGCGAGCATGGTGGTTGCAGAAATGCATAGTTTGAAATATCTAAGCGAGGATGGAAGCATGAGCAACAGATGGACAGTGAAACGAGCTATGTGGAAGGATGGAAGCTTTGGGGATGCCAAAGCTTTCGATTCGGTTTTTATGTAAGGCAGACGGACGATGGCGAGCCGTCTGCCGCAACAGAGCCCCCAATCCAAGAAAGAAAGTTAGAGGAACCTTGGGAAGTAGGAGTGGATAGAGAAGAGATGGAAAAAGCAAGAAGGATCCGAGAAGAGGCTGAGGCAATTGAGGAGAAAAGGAAGATCAAATGGTCGAAAGACCTAAACGCAGTTGCCAATTTCAACAAAATCTGGTTTCCTCCATTATTGGAGGAACCAATTGTCCACGTATTGAGAACGAAGTTGCCTAATTTGGACAGGGATTACCTGGCATGGACGGTCCTGACAGCTGAGGTGCTGCTATATGTATTGATGTCATATATGGTCGGAAAGGTCTCACATGTATTGGTTTTTATCATGCATCTGGGACTTAGTCTGTACTTTGAGGAAAACGGAGTATTCATGGCATTTGCGGCATTTTGGATACTGAACAAAGCGTGTCGGATATTTACTAGACCCAAGGAATACCGAATCTATGAGGAACTGCATTATGCTACACCTAGAGATGGGCCATTCATAAAGGCTTATGAACCGTTAATCTACTTGGCAGTCTTGTTGGGAACATCATATCTACTACATGGTACGTCATTTGGTAGCACTTTTGGTTCCGTGTGGATACTAGTGGTTATAATAGTGATGTCAAAAATGGTCCCTGGAGTTGGAGGCAACTCCACCATGGGATTAATGACCTTCATAGTAGTCCTCATAATAGGAATAGCGACAGTTCCGGAGATTTGGAGCAGCTTGATACTGGTGACAAAGAGGGCAATAGCACCAGCTGAGGTGGCCTCTGGGCCACCTAAGTGGTATGGAGGGGTGGCCAGTTGGGCCACCTCTTTACCAGTAATCGGATACTCATTCAACACTTTGTGGGATGTTTTAAGGAAGATGTGCTGTTATGTGCCACTGATATGGATAGCCATAGATGATATCAGGGGCCCAGGTTTGGGCATATCAAAGGCGTGGGAAACCCACGCAAAGAAAGACTCGTTGTTGGGGCATGGCACTGCAGCTTTGTACAAGGGGGCCGGATGGCTTCCTGTAGTGGTTGAGTGTGTCTTGCTTTGGTGGCGAGGAAGTATGGTAGAAATAGTCATCCTGTGGGTTGTTGCTGTGTTGACTTGGCTGGCTTGGGATGTGTTCGGTAGAAATGAATGGATAGGACGAGGTGCTGGAATGACTGTGACAACAGTTAGACCTGGATGGAGAACTGTTTTTGGACATGGCCCGGAAGGATTGAGGGTAATGGTATTCCAGATATCGACCCTGGCTGCATGGCTGATATTGTTCATATCGACCATGAGTCAGGTGTCTATGCTTGGGGTGGCCTTCCTGTTGACGGTGTTGAATAAGGAAAGGGCGTTAGCTTTAATGTTAGGTATAGGGACATTAAGCCCTGTGTGGTTGTGGAGAGCCTGGAAATCAGACAAACCAATGACGGAGAGTTTGAACCAGAATAGTGTTGATGCACACCCACCAGGAGCAGAATATATAGAATAAGATTAATTAATTGCCTGTTAAGGACTAGAGGTTAGAGGAGACCCACCGAGAGGTGCCGTAACAGGTGCGGTGAGGCTAGAGGTTAGAGGAGACCCATGCTTGCATGCTCACCATAATGATAAGATAAAAGCGTTTTTGATTGCAGTGTGAATGTACGAATGTTTGAAGAGTGTATTAGAGTTTAGTGACCCAGGAGTATAAATTTGTGGGTGAGGCGAAACTGTGATCTAAAGCATGCGTCCAGATCCACCTACTGGAAGCATACTGCTGGATAAATGCTTAAGAAAACGACTCCCC